GGTTTTAATAACCTCCTGATTTACAGGTAGATTCCTATCTAAGGCACTGTAAATATTGTCTACGGAGATATCCATGCTCGGATCCAGATTAGAAAGAATACATAATTTGATGTATTCTAAATCTTGTATCTGGCTCTTAGTCAAACTTCTAACGTTCTTCTTTTCATAGTGTGATAAAAGTGCTGGCGTAACTATCTCTGAAATCTGCTTTTGTGCATCACATGCCCACAACAGAAGATTTACAAATTCTTGATTCGCAGCACTTCTTGGTTGTACGATCTTCTGTTTTCGCGGCCCCTGATCCTTGGAGTTCTTTGGTCTTCCGTCTTCAGGTCTACCAACAGGCTTCTGCTGTTTTTGCTGAACTTGAAAATCGCGCTCTTCTTTTTCTTTTCTTTCCTGCTTCTCCCTATCAAACTCCGGTCTGTGTTTCGGGTTTGTTAAGGGATAATCTCCAGTTTCGTCAGAGGGAATCAGTCCTAGCTCATGAGGGGCTATAATGTCTTTTGTAAGAGCAATTTTTTCTAAGTCATTCCTATGCTGCGGATTATGATAGGGGCTTGCTTTAGGAGGTGTCTTTTGATTTTCTCTTGTTTTATGCTCTCTATTAATCCTAATTCTTTCAATATCAGGTATTTCCCCAAATCTTTCTTGAAGAGTTTCGGAACTAATAATATCTCTGTCGGCAAGCTGAACAAGAAGATTTTTTTCAGCGGCCTCATCAGAGAGAACCATTTGGTCAAAATGTACCGCAGCAGGGAATCTAAATCCCATAGCCTTTTGTACAATTTCAATCTCGTGATTCCAAAAACCAAGCAGAACATTTCTACCATACTCCAGTCTTTCAACAAGAGTCTTTAAAGATATAAAGTTGTTGGTAAATCCCCCACCATTATTAGCAAGTCCGGTAAGGGTCGGAGGAATCCCAAGACCGGCATAGACACTGTTCAAAACCGGCTCATATTTTTGTGAACCTAGAAACTTAAAAACTTGACTATTAGATTCCTTGAAATCAAGCTCTGGCCCCCAAACCAAGTCCATAGTACCACCACCGACGTTACCAGACAGAATATTTCTGAGTTTATTTATAGCAGTCTTAGTGGGTAGAATTTTGTTATCCAAATCGCCCAACTTCCACAGGCGAATATTTGATATCGCCCCATCGAGAGCGGCCATGTCTGCGAGCTTCATTTTTTCCAACATGACTATGTCATCCAAGATTGCATATATCATTGGATTTGCCCAGACCAGCCAGTCATCCTTCTTGTAGAAGAATGTTCTCGTTTTTTCTGGGTCTAGGGGAATGGTCTTCTTCCCTTTTCTAATGGCCTCCAGAAGATCTGGCGGAAGAGTTTTCAGTACCTGCTTGTATTCTGGGTCATTGGTCTTAGTGGCAAGTTGTTTGATCAAATCTGAAATCTTAAGAGAGTATTTTACATTGCCTGCAAATACGCCCAACGGTCCCCCGATAGCCTCAACGGAAAGCGGATTTAGTAAATCATATCTCCATGGGACTTCTTTTTTTGAGATCTTTTGATCCTCTATCACGATGTCTGGAGCGCCAGACGCTCTTTTTAATTGGGTCTCAATTTTTTTGTTTAGTCTGGCAGTTCTTCTCTTGATCACCACATTGCCACACCTATAAAGTGTGTTTAGAAATCTCTCAGACCGCTCCAAGCCACCAACCTTAACAAACCACCGTCTGTAAAACTTCTCAATCTTTTTGTTTGGGTGAACTAAGCTTATACCCTGACAGGAGAAATCTCCCATGAGATCGATAACATTTTTTATAATCCCCACCTTGTCGTAAGCATTCATGCACATCTTCATGATGTCTTTTTGCTTACGGGGGATTGCCTCATGTCTTCTAAAACGATAATAATCATCACTAACAAAATCACTTCTGACAGATCTGTTAGGCTCTATGTCTAGGAAAGACCGATGAGAAGCCGTAGACATCATTATGCCGTCGTAGGCTTCTACGGCGTCGGAAGAGGCCTCTAGGGCGTTGGCTTTTTCAGCATCGCTTGACCAAGTAACAAAGGCTGGTTCTGACTTGTGATCTTGTATGGGGTCGGGATCTGCCATTTGGATTGGTTCCTAATTAATTGGACTGTCAATTGGATTGATCTATAGTATCATACACCATTTATCAATAAACGTCGTCTATCCCCTCGGTAAACCAAGCGGGACCAATATAGTCTGGCCCAGTCTCTTTTTCTGCCTTCATCTGTTCTGCAAAACCCCCAAGAGTATCATATGTTATTGGTGCTGGAGTTCTCTGTATTGTTCTTGCAGACATGTTCGCCATAAGCAGAGAACTGTATCTATCCTTTCTCAGACGATCCTTTCTTCCGCCGGGAATCTTTATCTCGGGTGTGTCCCACTTGTCCCGCCCTGAAGGAGTCTGAGTAATGATTATCATAGAAAGCTCATTCTTAAGCTCTTCTATTTCCATAACACAGTCTTCCATAGTATCCATCTTTCTTTTTACCATGTTATCATCTATCGTGGCAAGACCCAAGCTTATAGAGTCAAAGAAAGGAAAAATTAATACCTTATCTTCAAAATCTTTTCTCATCCCATGATTTGCCTGACCCAGCCACTCAGAGTTCGCAAATTGACACATGTCTAGGATATGCAGTCCAGAATTCCCATCCGTATCCTTTTCCTTGTCTTCTTCTATCGTTGGCCATATTGGAAGCTCCCCTTGTCTTATCTTGTCTTTATCGTGAAGAGCCTCCATCACCGCTATCCCGCCCCCCTGAGCGTCCATCGCTACTCTCTCGCAGGGAAACACGGCCATTAGGTCTCTAATCTTTCTCGCACAGTAAGAATAAAAGTCTGTCTCACTAACAAGACCCATCTTCACCTTTTCTTTATGCTCGCTCCTTGTTGTAGTCCAACAAAAAACAATCCGCCTGTGTTCGAGTTGCATTTCCAAAACAGTAATGCTGAAGTTGTCTACTTCTGACGCGGGATCTACACCAAATACATATCTAAGATTTGGGTTTCCCTTTAACATGGGTTTAAATTCTGCATCCCCGCTTGGAAATTTTATCTTATTGTCATTTGATACAACACATGCTTCTATTAGACTTCTTTTAAAGAATCCCTGACTATCGGTAGTAAAACAAGCCCCAAATTCCATCTGATAAATGCCGGAATGAACAGTAGCCCTTGATCTTGCCACCTGAGCGGAATCCAAAAATCCTTCCGGCAGAAGCTCGAAGGGAATTCTCATTATGCTGTACTGAGTCCAGTCAAACCCGCTTGGGATGTCATCGCCGCCGAATATCTCGGAAACCTTTTTAGTTATCCCTCGGCTGGCGATAATTGATTTCCACCTTTTCCAATACTGTGAAAAATGGTTGAAGTCGTAGTAAGCCGTTCCAGATAATATGATCTGATTGGCGGTAGCTTCCACCGAATCGGGAAGATTAAATGTCTCGCCCAGCTTCTCAGCTTTCTTCTTAGCGGCCATCATCTTCACGTTCTCTATGGGCGTGGCTGTTACGGCAGCAAAGCCCGCTACAACGTTCTCGAAGATCTCTCTAGGGACAGAGGCGAACTCGTCTGTGATGATGTCATTTGCTCGCTGGCCTCTAATCTTAGTACCGTCGCCCAGAGGAAGGCAGGTTATGGTGCTGTCATTTATAGTCATCCTACACATATCCACATCGCGTCTTGGACCACTATTTGACGAAACCATGTCTCGTAATATCGGTGCATTTTCCCAAATCGTGTTCATATATTCAAACAGAACTTTTGATTGTCTAAATGCGGCACCTACAATAATTACCTTTCGTTTTGGTAGAAAAAAAGCGCGGAGCATGGCGTATAAAGATAATATAAAAGATTTGCCAAGTCCGCGCGACCCGATAAGCATCGGGAATTTTCTGCCCCAAATTTCTTTAAGAATTACCGCTTGAACGGGAAGTAGATCTATATTAAATATCTGTTTGCATACAAAACTAAAATATTCTGGTTTCATCATAAGCCAAGCAAGACGAATATGAAATTCTTCCGGGTCATCTTTGGCTATGAAATGTATCGGGTTAAATAGATCTCTTTCGTCTACTTCAATATTAAGCCAAGCATCATTCAAAACCGACTGTATTTTTTTACTCATACGACTTCCTTGGCAAGTCTAGGTGTCTAGAATATCTTCAAAGATCTCTACGGCCTTTTCTTCGGCAGAATGTCTATCCTCACAGAAGATGATCTCAACACCGTATTTTTCTTCGTATTCGTGCATTTTTCTACGCATGAATTTCCCATTCATCCTTAAGTATCTCCACCGTCGTCTAGGAATAGTCGACCCCTTCGGAAATTGCATTAACCTACTTTCGGAAAATTCACATACGATGTACGCATGACGAAAAGCCGTCATTCGTTCTAATTCTGCTTCAAATTGAATCCGCTTTTTACCAAGGTTGAGAGCTA